TGGACAAGCTCTCTTCGAACATACTGCTTAAGATGAACCATTTCATGTGCTAGTATCGTTAATATAAGATGATATGAATCACTTTTATTGAGTCTTACAATATAGTCAATGTCTGGTTCATCGACTCCACATTGACAACAGTCACCATGCACACGTTCAGATTCTGACAAATTATCAATAAGTTGAATTACTATGCGTATCTTTCGAATGCGTGGACACAGTGTTTTTAGATAAAAATATGCAGCATTTTTTATAAGATTGTAAAGGCGGCGGTCACGTCTGGCGCCATGTACCTTGATACTTATCATTCTAAAACTACTTATAAAAAAACGGGATCCTCATAGAAGACCCCGTTTTTTTAATTGTATATGCTAAACGATTATGCGTAAGACTCAATCATACGAGCAAGATCGCCGTCGGAAACTTCAACACCGGCAGCAAGTGCTCCTGCAGCCATATTCAAGCCACGTGAGAGTTTGCGAAGGTTGGCGCTTTGTCTGCTCTTACCCTTACGAAGCAAATCAACAACATGCAAACGAGCTTTTTGATCAAGTGAAAGACCGTCTTCAAGCTTCATATCTCCTACAATCTTTTCCATAAAGTCATAGATTTCAACTTCAGTAGGATCGATGTTGATGATAAAAGCACGTGTACGTAGTGCACCATCTGGATCAAGTTTGTCAAGGTTAAGGTTTGAGATAAAGATAATTTTACCAGTAAATTCAAAGTAACGAGGAATCAATCCTTGGTCAATAATTTCGTCATCACTCATGTCGTTTTCAGGATCGACAACATTTTTACCCATTTTATTCCAAACAAGTTTACGAATCTTTTTGGTGTCAGTAGCAGCCTTTAATAGGTTACGAGCTTCCTGATCGCCAAGTGCGTCGTCGCTATCATCAAAGAAAACAATATCATTTTTGTAACGGAACAACAATGAATAGAGACCAGCAGCACTTGCGGAACCGGTATTTTTAAAATAACCATTGCCATCGCGCAGTCCCATATCAGCAAGTATCTTTTCAGTTGTATGGGTTTTACCAACTCCACCCTTACCAGAAACAAAGAGCGCATTTGATGCGCCACTCACTGTAAGTTTAACGAGATTTTCAAGATCTTTTAGCTGAGCTTCAAATGATAGGCGCTCACGATCTGCTTCAATTTGTTCTACTTCCGGAGAATAACTGTATTTTTCTTTAGCAGCACCTTTAGAAACGACACCGGCCACGACTCCAATACGAGCCATAATCTTTCCCTTTTCAGCTTTGATTTGCTTTAAGTCTTTTGCCTTGCCGACCCAAACATACTTGATGCCTTGCTTTTCAATATAGTTTGGATATGCTGCCGAAAGAGCGTCAAAAATCTTGACTCCAGGAATGCCGTACATGCTGTAAATCTTACTTTTTACAAAGTTTGGGTCAACAAGATAGTCAGCAATCTCATCAAAAATAGCTTCAAAGTCATGACTGCTACGTGCTTCATTTAGCACTCCTTCATAGAGTGGCACCTCGTCAGGCATAGACATAATCTTGCCAAGTTCAACAGTGCCTGCAATTATAATATCAGCAACAATTGGCAATGTCTTTACAAGAGAGACACTCTGATCAAATTCAATATGAAATGGAGTTGGGCTCTTACCATTCCAGTAATCAATAGATGTTAAGTTATTTAAACCAGCAAGCGAGCTTTGAGTCCAGTTAAAACGAATACTTTGGTTGCGCTTTGTAGTATAGAGACGTAGTCCAAAACCAGTGCCATTAGGATTCTTGTATTTTTCTAATCCAGGATATTTAAAAAATGTAGTACCAGTCTTTTTCTTAAGGTAGCGTTGAATAATGAATGCAGCTTTTTCTACAGATGATGTAGAGAGCGCCTCTGTTAGGTAACGTTTAAATTCGGTTAGTTTTGACATATAAGCTATTTATAATAATATTTGTATTATTTATAAAATTACACCTTTATGTCACTATAATCTCTATTTTTTCGTTGACTATTAAATGGAGTGCTTACTACTGGAGAACTATCACCATCATTGGTAATATTTGCCATAGGATCTGAAATATCATATAGTCTCATCTTGGAAAGATCAATTCCAATAGTAAATCGTTTATTGCTTGTTGGATCATTATAACGATTCTTGAGTTGCTTAACCATAATCTGATTCATTTTGTCAAGTTGTTCAGTTCGAATAAATGCAATCATGAGGTCAGCGGTAGCAGGCAAGCCAAAAGATTCAGAGGTGTCAGTAATTTCAACATCTGAATTATTAAATCCTCCGCGAGTCACCTGAGTGGCACTCCAGATTGGGACATTAAACTCTACAGCAAGACCACGAAGCTCCTCAGCAATACTTTTGATAAAACTATAGGTGTTGATGCTACCACTTAATCCTTTAACACGTGAAGACGCACAAATATTAAGATAATCTACATATATGATATCGGGTTCAAACTTCTTTTTAAGTTTTAATTCGAGCAGCAGTGCTCTAAAGTGACCAACATGTGCCGCTGCAGTTGGATATTCCTTCACAATAAGTTTTCCATGAGTGCGTTTAGAGATGTCCTCTACGCGAGAATAAAATTCGCGTTGAGACAGGTCTTTGATTTTATCAATTCGTATATCAAGCAAATTAGCATCGATACGTTCTGCAATACGCTCTTCTGCCATTTCAAGAGTAATATACAAGACATTTCGCCCTTGGGCAAGAGCAGCAGCAGCCATATGACACATTCCTAAACTCTTGCCGCAACCTGTACCAGCGAGAATAATGTTTAGCGTCTTACGTGGAATGCCTCCGCCAGTGATTGTATTAAACATATCCAAGTCAAAGGGAATTTTATCTTCTGTCTTGTGATAAAACTCATAGCGACCATCTACGTTTTCAAGATAATCATGCCCAACGTTTGTATCAAATGTTACGCTTAGCGCCTTACTAAGTATACTTGGAATTGCTCCTTCTGCTTTGTCAGGAGACTTGCCATCAATAATAGAAACTGCTTCAATAATAGCAAGATGAACTGCTCGATCTTTACACCACTTTTCAGTTTGAACAAGTAACCATTCATGCTCAACTGAAAAATTTTCATTTAACGTTGAGATTGATTGTGCAATTGCGCCTGCGTCTGTACGACGAGTATGTTCGGACTGTTGAAATTCAATTGCTAACGATGATGAATTTGGGAGTTTATTATACTTTGTTATAAACTGCAATATAAGACCATATATCGCCTTATGATGTCCTTCAAAATATTCTGGTTTTAGGTGTGGTAGGGTTTTACGACAAAATGCTTCGTTATTGACTAGATTTTTAATTATGATGTCTTGAAGATTATTCTCCATGGTTTCCTATTTTATATTCTTGGTTTGAAAGTATATCAGATAATACGTCTCCGATATAGTTTTTAAAATCTGCATCAGAATGCAATGTTTCTTTATCGCATCCAGTTGGAGTAGACATTATATTATACGCATACGATAATGTACACATTTCTTTTTCTGTGTCTTCATTTATTTTTATATTTGCATACTTATAGATGGTATCTACATACGGCCCACTAACAAGTCGTATTGCATACACTTTGTCATTTGCAGGGTCATCTACAAATATATAGTCAGATATTTCGCTCGGCATAAATTTTAATCGCAAGAATTTCCATACTTCTGTGGAAGCCAGACATATGATGAAATTACATACTTTGGGTTAGAGATTGGAGTTGCACCCTTATGTGGATACATATAATAAGGTGGAAAACAGAGCACATTACCAGCTTCAGGTTTTATTGCAATTTCTGTGCCAATATCAAATAACGTTTCACCCCCTTTTGCAACGTCGTTAAGATACCAAAACATTACAACTGCACGTTTACTTGATGGAACATCACAATGATCAGTGTGCCAATCAAAGAGCCCAGTTCTAGGCTCATAACGTTTTATTCGTGGCGCCTCAAAATCTTGTAGAGGTTCATAACACGGTAAACGATCCTTTAAAATATTACACGTTTTTTCAAGATAGTGTTTATTGACTGCTCTCATCAACGTCATCATTGGAACCCTAAACTCTTCAAATCCAGGATGATCAAGCATGTTAATCTCTTCAAAATCAAGGATTTTATTTTTACGATGTACCTTTAAAGGATCATTTTTTGATATTGAATCATATCTCGCAATCAATGCCTCGCACATATCAAGCGGCATCGCGCCTTTTAATAGAAGTATATAGTCCGCCAAAGTCTTCATATCAGACTTCTTCGTTTTCTACAATTGGGTCTGAGCCGCCATCAATCATGTCTCGCAGACCAATTGTATACTTTTGTTTGATATGTGAGGCAAATGTTGTCTTTGTAAAGATGGTTTCCCAAAATTCTTTTGTCAGCGTTTGTGCTGCGCGAAGGTTTCCTGTAAGTTCAGTTTTTGTCGCTGGATCGTATGCAGTATACCAGCCATTTTTAGGCTTGACTACGAAACCGCCTTCAAGCGCAATATCAAGCAACCCACTCCATTTTTGAACTCCACCTTCCCAACTAACGCTGATTGGAATCTTGCTCTTTTCTTTTACAAATCGACTCTTTTCAACATTGATGATAAAGTGATA